GCACATCTGAGTGGTCTACGATAAATGCTCGCGGCGAACAAGATGAAATGCATGTTGCAGTTTATGACGTAACAGGTGATATCACTGGTTATGATGTTGATGTCGCAGGGCAACGTACAGCTGCGGTTATCGAACTTTGGCAGGGCGTGTCTAAGAACTCCGCAGCAAAGACAATTCAGGGTGGTGGTAACTACTATCCAGATGTTATCTTCCGTGGTTCTAATTATATTTACTGGACAGATCATCTTTCTGCTGGTACTAACTGGGGCACAGATTTAGCTACAGGTACAGACTACACATTGGTAAGTGGTGTTACAAAGGACACACTCACGGGTGGAACAGATGATTATTCTGTCACTGCTGGTGAACTTGAAGTTGCTTATGACGTTTTTGCTAACACAGAACTTGTTGATGTCAACTTAATTCTGGGTGGTCCAAGTTCTGGTGTTACAGATAGCGATGATGGACAGGATACTTTTGTAACCATGATCACAGACCTTGTTGAATTGCGTAAAGATTGTGTTGGGTTTGTTTCACCATACCGTTCTGCGGTTGTTGGTGTAACGTCATCCATTACACAGACAGAAAATATCAAGGAAGCATTTGACAAGAACCCATCATCTTCATATATGGTATACGATAGTGGATACAAATATATGTATGACAAATACAGCGATGTGTATCGTTATGTTCCTCTGAATGGTGACACTGCTGGCCTCTGCGCTTACACCGATGGTGTTGCAGACCCTTGGTTTTCACCAGCTGGTCTGAATCGTGGTAATATTCGCAGTGCAATTAAACTTGCTTATAACCCACTAAAGGCAGATCGTGACATTCTCTATAAGGCTCGGATCAACCCAGTGGTTGACTTCCCTGGCCAGGGCGTGGTTCTCTTTGGTGACAAAACTGCTCTCGCAAAACCAAGTGCATTTGACCGCATCAACGTGCGGCGATTGTTCCTTGTTCTTGAGAAGGCAATTGCCACTGCTGCTAAGTATATGCTCTTTGAGTTCAATGATGAGTTCACACGGGCACAGTTCCGTAACATGGTCGAACCCTTTCTACGAGATGTACAGGGGCGACGAGGTATTTTCGACTTTAAGGTGGTTTGCGATTCAACTAATAACACTGGTGAGGTAATTGACCGTAACGAGTTTATTGGTGACATCTACATTAAACCGGCTAGGTCAATCAACTTTATTACACTAAACTTCATCGCCGTAAGAACAGGTGTTGCGTTTAGTGAGGTAGGAGGTTAATCATGGCAAACATAGATGATTTCAAAGCTAATCTAATTGGTGGTGGCGCTCGCCCCAACCAATTTCGAGTAACGATTACGCCTCCAGCAGGTATCGCAACCGGACTTGATGTTCGTAGAGCCTCCTTTCTTGTGAAGTCGGCAGCATTACCATCGAGTACAATCGGCGAAATACCAATCAACTTTCGTGGTCGCTCTATCTTCTTGGCTGGGGACAGAGCAGCACCAGAAGCTTGGTCAACTACATTCTATAATGATACTGACTTTATGATTAAAAATGCAATTGAACGGTGGTCGAATGGTATTAATGATTTTGCATTAAATACTGGTGTTATTTCTCCAGCGGATTATCAGACTGATTTGACTGTGGAACAGTTGGATCGTGACGATACAATTCTAAAGTCTTATGTCTTAAAAAACGCATGGCCGACAACAAGTGGTGCTGCGATTCCGCTGGATTCTACAACTGAGAACACTATTGAAGAATTTGAATGTTCTTGGAGATATCAACACTTTGAATCATCCGGCATTAACTTCTAATTTAAACCTACTAAATAGACAGTAGGAGATATTAGATATTATGGCACAATTATTCGGTTTTACAATACAAAAGGCACAAAAGGATCAGGGGCCCCGTGAAAAAACTTTCACGGACCCCGATTCTGATGACGGCACTCAAGAGATTGTTGCCGGTGGTTTCTTTTCATCTGTTTTAGATACAGACGGACGGGAAAAATCTGACCTCGATCTCATTCGTCGTTACAGAGATATTTCAATGCAATCGGAGTGTGATGCTGCGGTTGAAGATATTGTTAATGAAGGTATTATTTCAAACCTTAATGATATTCCAGTTAACATAGATTTACACAATCTAAATTATCCCGAAAAAATTAAAACTAGAATTAGAGCAGAATTCAGTGAAGTTCTGAGGCTTCTCAATTTTGGTGAAAAGGGTCACGACATTTTTCGTCGGTGGTATATTGACGGACGGATTTACTACCACAAACTCATTGATTCTAAAGACCCAAAGAAGGGGCTTCAGCAATTAAGGCATATTGATCCTACTAAGATTCGTAAGGTTAAAGAAACACAAAAAGACCCTGATCCAAAGAATCATGGTATTGAGATGATAACAAAAGTAGAGGAATATTTCATCTATAATGATAAGGGGTTTGCAACCGCTGGCGGTGGAGGAAGTAACCAAGGAATTAGGATTTCTCTTGATTCTGTTGTGTATGTTCCATCAGGTCTACTTGATCACAACTCTGGTCGAGTTATTTCTTATTTGCATAAGGCAATCAAACCAGTTAACCAGTTGCGTATGATTGAGGATGCGATTGTTATCTATCGTATCTCTCGCGCCCCTGAGCGTAGAATTTTCTACATTGATGTCGGTAATCTACCAAAAATTAAAGCAGAACAGTATCTAAAAGATGTGATGAATCGTTATCGTAACAAGCTTGTCTATGATGCGACTACAGGGGAAATTCGGGATGACCGAAATCATATGAGTATGTTGGAAGATTTCTGGTTGCCTCGTCGTGAAGGTGGTAGAGGAACAGAGATTAGCACTCTCCCCGGCGGTTCTAACCTTGGGGAAATAGATGATATAGTATACTTCCAACGAAAACTATACCGTTCACTTAACGTGCCGATTTCAAGACTTGAAGCTGAAAACGGATTCAGTATGGGAAGAGCATCAGAGATTACCCGTGACGAACTTAAATTTACTAAGTTTGTTCAACGGATTCGGAAGAAATTTACCCCCCTATTCACTGACCTACTCAAGACTAACCTACTCCTAAAAGGAATAATTTCGCCAGAAGATTGGCCTCGTATGCAAGAGCATATTCAGTATGACTTCATGGAAGATGGTCACTTTGCAGAGTTGAAAGATGCAGAACTTCTTAATGACCGTATTCAATCACTTGATGGTATTCAATCTTATATTGGTACATTCTTTAGTAAGGAATATGTATTGAGGAAGGTTCTAAATCTTACCGATGCAGAAATTAAAGAAATGCGTGATCAGATGGCGAAAGAACTTGATACTGACCCAATGGATGGTGGAGTTGTAATACCTGATGGTGGTGATGGTATCACAAGATATCCACAGGATGCAGCTGGTGCTGTTATTCCACCAGAAGCTATGCCAGACTATGAAGACCCTGAACAAGACGGTAAACCAAGTGATGATCAGAAATTCGATAAAGGAGATAAATAATGGATAAAGATTTTGTAGATTCAATTGCGGCCGGTGATAATCTTGCCGCAGAAACCGCATTTAATGTTGCAATGGCTGCAAAGGTTGGTGATACATTGGAGATTAAACGCAAGGAAGTATCAAAGACTTTTGTTGGTTCTGGTGTAAAAACAAATGAAACGGATTGAAGAAATTTATGAGTCAACCGTTGTTGAGCGGGATGAACATAAGAAATCTAAGCAATATAAACGGCTTTCGCCTAAGATGAAGGATGCCGTAGACGATTTGTTTAAGAAAATGGATGCGAAACCTTCAGATTTCCTAAATAGTTTCGAAACAACTATAACCGATGTATCTAAGAAATATAAAGTCCCTGAGAAGGAACTTCTTGGATATTTTGAAAAAGAAATGTTAGCGGTCTAGGGGAGAAGAATGGCTTTTACTACAAGAACATTAAGAGACACGGTTGTTAATGCTCCGGGCGCTGGTGGTACAGTTACGGTTAAGGTTGATATCGAAGACGATACTACAGCAGATAACGCTATTCTAGATGCGAGTGCTTTGAGTGGACATGCAAACGGTGCAAAACTACATATCTCTAGACTTTGGTGGGGGTTGACTCAAGGTAGTGCTGATGATGATACTGGTCATATTGAACTCCAAGAAGTATCTTCTGGAACAGATATTGTTCAGATTAGACTTGCCGGAACTGGACACTATGATGGTACTGCTGGTCTTATTAAAGGGACATGTACAAACGCAACAGCAACTTCCGGTGACCACCAACTGTCTTGTTTTGGTACATCTGGTTTTCTTATAATTGAATTCAAAAAAGACGAAAACTATACAGCGTAGGGATAGAATAATGAAGTTATTTTCAGAGGCAGTCGAAGACGTAGAGTACATCTGCGAAGCAAAAGATGACGGTGGTAAAAACTACAAGATTCGTGGCGTTTTCATGCAAGCAGATATCAAGAACCGTAATGGTCGGGTGTATCCTATGGAAATACTTAATAAAGAAGTTACTAAATATAACAAAAATTTTATTAAAGAAAAACGTGCATTTGGTGAACTGGGGCATCCAGACGGTCCAACCGTCAATCTGGAGCGTGTATCCCATATGATTACGTCTTTGGAACCAGAGGGAAAGAATTTTATTGGAGAGGCGAAGATTATGTCTACGCCTATGGGTGAGATTGTGAAAAGTCTTATGGACGAAGGTGCAAAACTAGGTGTTTCCTCACGGGGAATGGGTAGTTTAGACGAAAAAGGTGGCGCAAGCTATGTGCGGGACGACTTCTATCTCGCAACAGCAGCAGACATTGTTGCTGACCCTTCCGCACCAAACGCTTTTGTTGAGGGTATTATGGAAGGTAAAGAGTGGGTTTGGGACAACGGAGCGCTGTTGGAATCGGAAATGGTAGAGATGAAAAAAGAGTTTGATGTGAAGCAACGTCAAAGGAACGCAAATAAGGAAGCTTTAGCATTCGCAAAGTTTCTTAAAAGACTTTAATTTATAAATAATCAATACACAGGTAAGGAGACCCCTATGTCAGAATTAGAACAAACAATTGAGGAGTTGGAAGCGGAAGTGCTTGCAGAACTCGAAGAAGCAAGTGATGCCCAGACTAAGGGTGCTACTCCTGCTGAACCAAAGAAGAAAATTGGTAAAGAAACACCCGGTGGCGAAGTTGCCGATGTTGGTGGTGCTGATCCAGAAGCCAAAGTCGAAAAAGGTGCTGATGAAGATCGTGAAGAAAAGGCAATTGGCAAGAAGGCCGCAGCTGCTGCAAAAGCAGTTTCCAGTGATGCACAACAGAAGGGCGCTGGTAAAGCAGACGGTCCTCAAAAACTCGCTGCTGGTCATGTACCAGAAGGCGAAGTTGTTGCTGAAGCAAAGAAAATGACTAAAGCACAGGCGCTAGAACAGATTGGAAAGATGAAGAAAGGCGAAATTGAAGAAATGCTCGCAGCTCATGAATCCAGTCTTGCTGAAGCAGATAATGCTAAGACGGAAGAAGAGTTAAAAGCTCTTGAAGATGCCAAATCAGAAATAGAAGAAAAAATCAAATCTATTAGTGTCAAGGAAGACGTTGCCGCTCTCGTAGATGGCGAAGGTCTTTCTGAAGAGTTTAAGAACAAGGCAGCAACAATTTTTGAAGCTGCTGTCAAATCAAAAACCCGTGAGGAAATCACTCGTATTCACGAAACAATGACTGGCGAGTTTGAAGTAAAACTGGAAGAGTCAGTTGATACTCTTACAGAAAAAGTAGATACATATCTCAACTATGTTGTAGAGGAATGGACGAAAGAGAATGAGTTGTCAATCGAGCGCGGTTTGAAGGGCGAGATTGCAGAAGACTTTATCTCTGGACTGAAACAGTTGTTTGAAGATCACTATATTGATGTGCCGAATGAGAAATATGACGTTCTCGAAGCACAGTCTGAGAAGATTAACGAACTAGAAGAGAAAGTTAACTCTGTTATGGAGCAGAATGTTGCTCTTACACAGGTTAAGTCACAACTAGTTCGTGAGCAGGTCATTTCTGAGGTTTCCGAAGAGTTGACCGATACTGAAATTGAGAAGTTCAAGTCTCTAACAGAAGATGTTGACTTTGTTTCGGAAGAGTCCTTTCGCGCAAAACTCCACACCTTAAAGGAAAGTTATTTCCCGAAAACGATTGTTGAACAGACTTTTGATGATGAAGATGGTGGCACCGCACAGGACATTGATACGACTGGCGCTATGACAGCGTATATGTCGGCAATTAGTCGTAACAAAAAACGTGCCCAATAACCCAATAATATTATAAACAGATGTAAATTATAAAGGAGAAACTAATGTTTCAGACAGAACATCTACAAGAAAAGTGGCAACCAGTCCTAGAACACCCCGATCTTCCAAAGATTGAGGATTCTTACAAGCGGGCAGTTACTACTCTCATCTTAGAGAACCAAGAAAAAGCAATGAAAGAAGACCGTGGTTTTCTTTCAGAAACAGCGCCAGTCAACAGCATGGGTGGTGGTCAGATGGATACATGGGACCCAATTTTGATCTCCCTAGTTCGTCGTGCAATGCCTAACCTGATCGCTTATGACGTTTGTGGTGTGCAACCAATGACTGGACCAACTGGTCTTATCTTTGCGATGCGTTCCTCACTCGCCTCACAAGACGGTGCAGAAGCTCTCGTTGATGAGTCATTCCCTGATACATCCAACCAGAACGCTGCTGGTACAATCGGTGGTGGTGATATTGCTACTACTGAAACTAACCCATCAGTTCTTAATGATTCCCCAGCAACGGCTTATACCTCTGCAACTGGTATGACACGCAGTCAGGCTGAAGCACTTGGTGATAGCGGTACAAACGCTTTCGCTGAAATGGCTTTCAGTATTGAAAAGTCTACGGTTACTGCCGTTTCTCGCGCACTCAAAGCAGAGTACACGATGGAACTTGCACAGGACTTAAAGGCAATTCATGGTCTTGACGCCGAGACAGAACTTGCTAACATTCTCAGCACAGAAATTCTTGCTGAAATCAA